TTGAAGAAGCTAAAAAGAAAGCGGATGTATCTGAACCTGGAGACATTGAATACTATGCAGACTTTCTTGAAGAAGCTGTAGATGAAGGCATTGCCAATATGCAATAAGCCTGGTTCAAGTAACCAGGACCAAGGAACACGAAACACGGCCAGATATCATCTTAACCCTCGCAGGAACGCCTACCCGGGGAGACTCGGGGTCTGGCCACAACCCAAACGCACTACAATTGTAGGTCATTGTAGGGAACTCAATTATAAGAAAAGATATATAAATCAATGACTTATTCCATTGTAGCCTTTATAAGGACTTTTTGGAGGGTAAAATTATTTTTTTTTGAAATTTTTTTTTGGGAAAAAAAGTGCCCAAAAGCACTACAATCTTAATAAGTCATTGATATATATGAATAATTTGACCAAAAAAAAGGCTACAATTGTAGGTCATTGTAGCTTTTTTGCAAATAAGCTAGTAAAATCAAGGGTCATTTTTCCTACAATAAAGCTACAATTTGACCTCTCTAGCCGTCTGGTCGTACCTTTTTTGTTTTTGAATAGGTTTTAATTAGGGTATAAAAAAGTTCTTATGAATAAACTTCCTTTTGAATTGTATAAAATAAGTTGGGAAGATATTTGTAGTGATTCTGGTTGGGCTACTAATCTAGAATTTGATCGCATGGAAGTAAGTCATTGTATTTCAATTGGTTTTATTTACAAAAAGAATAGAGATTATGTTTGGATCTTTTCAAGCTATGAGATAGACAGCTTAGGCGAAATTACATATGGAGACCGTACTGTAATTCCCGCAAACAACATCAAAACAATGGAGAAAATCAATGGCTAAAAAGAAAAAAGTTGAAACTATCCAAGACATCATGGATAGAATTCAAGAAGATATTGATATCCTTAGAGACAAGGCTCAAGATCTAGAGGACAATCAGTGTGAGTGTGATTCTTCAGAAGAATCAGATGATTGGTCAGATGATGAAGACGAAGACAAAGATTCTGAATAGTTAACAAAAATCTTTTCTTTATTTGAAGGTGGTTGAGGTTTCCCCAGGCGAACATCTAATTGCTTTTGTTTCACATCGGCTTTTATTTCGTCTACCTTAACGCCTTCAAGTATAGGTGCATATTGATCTAAAACTTCTGCAAGTCTTTTATCTAATTCTTCTTCAGATAAATCTTCTAATCTACCTGTTCTAATAATTTTTTGTTCAACATAAAGACCAGCAGCCTTACCTCTAGCTACTTCTGCATTGACTGCAGCGCTCCAGGCTTTAGACTCTCTTGCATTATCTCTTAACTTTGCTAATTCTGATATATGTCTTTCAAAAGTTACATCATATTTCTTTTGATACTCTGTTCTTAACTCTCCAATGTATTGAACTACTAATGGATATTTTTTTGGGTTCTGTAATTCTGATGCAGTAATGACAGCTCTATCTTTTGAATAACCCGCTTCAATAGCACACTCTGTTCCAGTTTTTCTACCTTCATTGGTTACTAATTCAAAAGCAAATTTCATTTGCATTTCTGTTAATTTCTTTGGTAGTCCCATTATAAACCTCTTTTTGTCATTGCCATAAATTTTTGGAATTTAATTAAATGTGAATAGGCAATGTATTTTAATTCTTTGTTAGTTAATTTTTTAGATTCCTCAATCATTGAATCATAATTTTTTACTTTTTTAACTTCTCTTCTGTTTACTCTATCAACTATGTACTGATATAATTCTTGCCTTTGTTTAATAGGTTTTAATTTACATACCAACCAGGCTTCCCAGTATCTTCTTCTGTCCTTGTTCCTTGGTGCTTTTAATATTTTAACGGTATCAAAATCACCAGCTTGAATATCCTCTCTGAGATGTCTAGATTTTAAAAAACTAGAACTTTCTCCTACGTAGATTAATTGTTTACCCAAGTATCTTAAATAAATGACAGGAAAATCTTTTGATTTTTCTTGTATAATCATTGACTTGACGTAACATTTAGTGTAAATGTTGTCAAGGGAGTTGGCTTACGAAAGAGTTCTCCACACTCTGGATACTGGGCTCCCTCTAAACTATGATTAATGGCAAAACATTAGCAATGGTTCTTGATAAACTTCTAACCAAATCAGAAGTTGCACAGAATGCACGCATACAAGTTCAAATGCCAAATGGAGATTTACATGACATTACAGAAATAAAATTAATGGAAAATATGTTAATTGGTCCATTTGAAACTCATAGATTAGTGTTAGTCACTGAGCCACAGAAACATAAAATGTCTAAAGTTATACGTTCATCTCAAGTGGTTTGATTACGTTAAATTTTATATGAAACCGGAGTCAAAATTTTGGCTTGAAGTTAAAAAAAATATTACAGGAATTTCTTTCACAAGGCTTGAATCTTGGGCCTCAGCTGGTGTTCCAGATTTGTTATGCTGCAATAAAAACGGAAAGTTTTTTACGGTTGAGCTCAAAGTAAGTTCTAGTCAAGTGATAAGATTCTCTCCGCATCAAATTGCATTTCACGTGAAGCATCCACACAATACTTTTATCTTAAAAAAGGCCCTCGGTCCTTGTGCCATAAAACTTTATAGAGGATCCGATATCATGAAACTTGTGGGCCGTGAGCCATGTGCCCCGATTGCTGACTCCTGGATCAAGATTCAGGAAACCTTTGTCAATGTGACATAACGTCGCACCCAACTAAAAACTTGTGGGCGGGTCCCACCCCGTGTGCCTTGGACCATGAAACACTTGTGGGCGGGTCCCACCCGGAAATAAAAAAACCGTGTGCCTGCGCCTTGTGCCTGCTTGCTGCTTGCTACCGTCGCCTGCTTGCGCCTTTTAATTTTTAGTTTTTATTTTAGGAAGATTCAGGGCCCGATGAACACGGGCCCTGTTACAACGTAGGAAATTATTCTTCAAGTTTAAAATATTCCATTATTGTATCTTCAATACAATAATAGAGGTCGCTGCCTTCTTCTGTGTTTTTTGTGCCTGATGGATTTTCTTCATCTTTTACAACTAGTTTTTCTCTAAGGTCTAATTGGTCTATAATAGCCCAATAGAGACTGTCGGCTAGTGTAAACACACTTTCTTTATTCATGCTGCATTCTCCTTTGGAAACTTATCCTTAAGGTCGATTCTGCCTTCAACCAGCAGAAGGTACTCTCCCCCGCTGCTGCCGTGTGGCTCTCTCCATACTTCGAAGAAATCCCCGTCCTTCTCCCGTCTTAAACGGGTTACTATTTTCCCCTGCCAGCTTTGTGCCTCAACTCTAAGTGAGTGATGCGCTCTAGCTGTAGGTTGAGTCTTTCTTGCAGACTCTGATATCCTTCCATAAAAGTGACTCATATTGTTTTCTCCTGTATTGTTATTTTTCTATTTACTCTTTCTGGCTGCATCTCTTCCTTATGTTCTCTAAAAAGTTTAATAGCTTCCTTTTTAGAGTAGAAGTAATAAACCTTCTTGATCCAATACCCATCAACTATATCGGATATTAGAATAGATCCATTACCTTGTCTTTTTATTATCATTTCTTTCTCCTTCGTTAAATTGATTCTATTATATCCTACAATATCCCATCTTGTCAACTTGTTTCTTGCGCCTTGTTTCCTGATTCATAGCTCACGGCGCCTGCAACCTGAGATTATGTCAATCACTTTTTAGTTGTATTACACTAAACACTTGTGGGCGGGTCCCACCCGCAAAAGAAAAAAAATACACTAAACACTTGTGGGCGGGTCCCACCCGGAGAAAAAAAAATAAAAATAATTAATTTAGAGCTTGACAAGATAGGATAATGTAGGATATAATAATCGCATAACAACAACGAAAGGAAAACAAATGAGACCAATCAGAAAACAAGAACTTGAATATTTAGATCGACTTATAAATAACAAGTTCCAAGAAAAGCAAAGCGCTATACGTTCACAGTGCGAACTTGAAGTTCAAAAACAATTAGAAAAGGACTTCAATAAATTTGTAGCAACTTTAAAACTTGATAAACTTATTAAAGAAGCTGAACAAGCTGAAAAGGAATATCTTGATTTTAAAGCAAGTAAAGATATGAAAGAGACTGCTCTTAGTGTTAATGCTAATAAGAAAAAACAAGCATTAAAAGATAAGTTCAATCATTGGAACGAGATAAGACAATGGCACTTATCATCTAGATCAGACAATGATTTAGATTGTATTATGTCCACAATAAAATCAGCTTGTCGAGTAGAACTTGAAGAGAAATATAAAAACTCTGAAAAGGGCAAGTTCTTTAAATATCTTGAGAACGGTATTGAGGACGCTAAAAACATTTTATATTCTGGCTTGTCCATTGAGGACGTTTGGAAGAATTTAGATGACGTTTTCAATAAAGCACAAATAGAGGTGCGTGTGCCTAAGTCCTTTGCACAAATTGCTAAATAATTCTTTTCGTTAAAGAATAACAGCGCCCAGAAATCTGGGCGCTGTTCTTAAGATTACTCTTCAGAGATTACTTCTAGGTCGTCCAGTGAGTTGTCAGTTCCAGTCATGTAGTTGGCCTTGAACTCGCACTCTTGGACTGCTGTCCCTGTTTCTTGGAACAGGGAACATGCAACAGTTTCAGTTAAATTAATATCCAGTTCCATATTAATTAACTCCTACAACTTTTTTTATTTCTTGTTCAACATCTTTTTTTAAACCTTGTTGATGATTTAAAAGTTTATCAACACTTGATCTTACTTCAGTATTAGAATGTCCTTTTGAATCTAAAAACTGAATAACATCAACCAGCGTTTTATTCATTAACTCAATCAACTCGATTGTATTTTTCATTTTGTTTTTCATTTTTTTCTTTCAGTTGTGGGGTGGCTTTCGCCACCCCGATTGTTTTTAAGCTACTCTTGTATCTACTTCTTTTTCTTCTTTTTGTTTGTCATATAGCTCGGTTATTTTATTTAGAAGATGTTTTCTTCTCTCTTCTAGTTCGTGTATTTTATGAGGAAGAGAGTGTAGTTCTCTCTCAACATCATCTAATCTACTTTCTAGGTAGATTATTTTTACTTGAGTTGTTGCCATGTTATTTCTCCTTTCGTTAAGTAAATACAGATTATCAGATCAATTAAATCTTTATACAAAATAACGCACTGACTTGTGCGTTGCATATATATCACTACTATTACTAGTGGGTGCGACAACTTGTCACACCAAACACCTGTGGGCGGGTCCCACCCAAAGAAAAAAGGAAGAGGTCCCATGGGGTTGACAAATACCTTTTAAGCAAGAGGGGGGGGAGGGGGTAAAACAAAAAAAGGGGTCCCAGACATTACCCTTTAGTGCTGGATTTATACACCCGGGTAGGGTATAAACTTTTTAAGGTACCATAATTAACATTATGCTTGATATAGAAAAAATAAAAAATTTAAATAATATAGCTGACCCTAAAGTAAGAAAGGAAACAAAATTAAATGTTTTGTATCGTATAGAAAAGGCTAGAAAAAATAATATAAAAAATAATTTTTTAGAATTTGTAAAATATATTTGGCCAGATTTTATTGAAGGCTTTCATCATAAAGAAGTAGCAGATAAATTTAATAGATTACAATCTGGTGAATTAAAAAGATTAATTATTAATATGCCACCTAGGCATACAAAATCTGAATTTGCTTCTTACTTTTTACCTGCTTGGATGATAGGAAATAATCCTAAATTAAAAATTATTCAAGCGACTCACACTGCAGAACTCGCAGTACGTTTCGGTCGTAAAACTAAAAACTTGATTGACTCAAATGAATATAGAGAAATATTTAATACAAGATTACAAGAAGATTCAAAAGCCGCGGGCCGTTGGGAAACGGATCAAGGTGGTGAATATTTTGCTGTCGGTGTTCAAGGTGCGGTGACCGGTAGAGGTGCTGATCTACTCATCATCGATGATCCACATTCAGAGCAAGATGTAAATTCAGCCACAGCTTTTGATAAAGCATATGAGTGGTATACTTCAGGACCCCGTCAGCGTCTTCAGCCAGGTGGGAGAATAGTTTTAGTTATGACTAGATGGAGTACAAAAGATTTAACAGCACAACTAATCAAGGCTCAAGCAGCAGAAGAAAAAGCAGATCAATGGGAAGTGATAGAGTTTCCTGCGATCCTTCCATCAGGTAAACCAGTATGGCCAGAATATTGGAAGTTAGAAGATTTACTTGCGGTTAAAGCATCTGCTGGTATTGCAAAATGGAATGCTCAATATATGCAAGATCCAACTGCAGAAGAAGGAGCAATCATTAAACGTGAGTGGTGGAGAGATTGGGAAGAAGAATATATTCCACCTCTTGAACATGTCATTCAATCTTATGATACGGCATTCATGAAAAAAGAAACCGCGGATTATTCTGCAATCACAACCTGGGGCGTGTTTCATTTAAATGAGGACTCTGGTCCACAATTAATTTTACTAGATGCAAGGAAAGAGCGTTTAGAGTTTCCAGAATTAAGGCGCCTGGCCCACGAACAATATATGTATTGGCAACCTGAAACAGTTCTTGTTGAAGCGAAAGCATCAGGACTTCCATTAACTTATGAACTTAGAAGCATGGGTATACCCGTTGTTAATTTTTCACCAAGTAAAGGTAATGATAAACATGCACGAGTGAATGCTGTTGCACCTCTATTTGAATCTGGAATGATATGGGCGCCTAAATCTAAACAGTTTGCACAAGAGGTTATTGAGGAATGTGCATCCTTTCCATATGGAGATCATGACGATTTAGTAGATTCTATGACACAAGCTGTTATGAGATTTAGACAAGGTGGCTTGATTTCTCACCCAGAAGACTATAGAGATGAGGAACTTCCAAGAACAGAGAGAAGTTATTATTGATGAAAAAATTAACAAGAACAATACCACCACTAAGAGGACCTAACCCACAAGGGTTGAATGTTCCAAATAAAAAGGTTATATTAACAAATTCAGGAAAATTAAATGGCAACTATAGACAAATCACTTCCAAACGAAGTTAGAAAAACTATTGAGATTGAGGGGCCAGAAGCTTCAATAGAACAAACAATTGAAACTCAAGAACAGATTCCTTCTCAAGGAGATACAGAAATTACACCTATGGAAGATGGTGGTGTTGAAATTAATTTTGAACCAGCAGCTTTTAATCAAGAACAAACCCCAGATCATTTTGCAAATTTAGCAGAACTATTACCAGAAGAAGTTTTAATGCCATTAGGTTCAGAACTTTTTCAAAATTATGAAGAGTATAGATCTTCACGTCAAGATTGGGAGACTGCTTATACCGATGGTTTAGATCTACTTGGATTTAAATATGAAAGAAGAACAGAACCTTTTAGAGGAGCTAGTGGTGCAACGCATCCAGTTCTTGCAGAAGCAGTTACACAATTTCAAGCCTTAGCTTACAAAGAATTATTACCAGCAGACGGACCGGTGCGAACTCAAGTTGTTGGATTAAACGATAGACAAAAAGAAGATCAAGCAAATAGAGTTAAAGACTTTATGAATTATCAAATTATGGATCAGATGAAAGAATATGAACCTGAATTTGATCAGATGTTATTTTATTTACCATTATCAGGATCTACATTTAAAAAAGTTTATTATGATTCTTTACTTGAAAGAGCAGTTTCAAAATTTATACCTGCAGATGATTTAATAGTTCCTTATTCTGCAACATCATTAGATGATGCGGATGCTATAATGCATGTTATTAAAACAACTGAAAACGATTTAAGAAAACAACAAGTCAATGGTTTCTATAGAGATATAGAATTATCTCCTGCAATGGATAATGTAGATAATCAATTAAAAGCCAAAGAGAGAGAATTAGAAGGAATTAGAAAAGAAAAAAATAATGACATCTTTACTTTAATAGAATGTCATGTAAATTTAGATATCGAGGGCTTTGAAGATCGTGATCCCAACGGGGAAATAACTGGAATTAAACTTCCTTACATAGTGACGATAGAAGAAGGCTCTCGTGAAATTTTATCTATTCGTAGAAACTATAATATTGGAGATCCTAGAAAACAGAAGATCCAATATTTTGTTCACTTTAAATTTTTACCAGGTTTAGGATTCTATGGCTTTGGATTAATCCATATGATTGGTGGATTATCTAGAACTGCTACATCAGCATTAAGACAATTACTAGATGCTGGAACATTATCTAATTTACCATCAGGATTTAAACAAAGAGGTATTCGTGTCAGAGATGATGCACAACCTATTCAACCTGGAGAGTTTAGAGATGTAGATGCTCCTGGAGGAAACTTAAGAGATGCATTTATGCCTTTACCATTTAAAGAACCTTCACAAACTTTATTACAATTAATGGGCGTTGTGGTTCAAGCAGGTCAACGTTTTGCTTCAATCGCTGACATACAAATAGGGGATGGAAATCAACAAGCAGCAGTAGGCACAACCGTGGCTTTATTGGAACGAGGCAGCAGAACAATGTCTGCAATTCACAAACGATTGTATGCTTCAATGAAACAAGAATTTAAATTATTATCTAGAGTGTTTGCACTCTACTTACCTCCAGAATATCCTTATGATGTTGTAGGTGGACAAAGAACTATTAAACAAACTGACTTTGATGACAGAGTAGATATTGTTCCAGTTGCTGATCCAAATATATTTTCACAAACTCAAAGAATTAGTTTAGCACAAACTCAATTACAACTTGCTCAATCTAATCCACAAATTCATAATTTATATGAAGCTTA